CAACACTTGCACTCTGGAAAATAAATAAGGACAACCCTGAATACTGGGATCGTCCTTTGTGGGAGAGAAATCTTTTCTGGCTTGTACCTAAATCCGATGGTGGGTTCTGGAGAGTACCCAAGCCGTTTGAGCTAGGCTACATCTTTGCGTCTATTCCAGAAAGAGCCCTCGATCACGCTGCAAAGACAGGCGCGATTGAGTCTGCCGCAGAGGAGGGGTCAGATGTGTCCAAAGACCTTGCTGCTACCATTAAAGACCTTGCAACCAACTCAGCGACGGGCACACTACCTATCCCTGCCGGTCTTCAGCCGTTTGTAGAAATTGCAACCAACAAAGATTTATTCCGTTGGCGGGCAATTGAACCTGAGTATTTGAGAACTCGTCCAGCAGCAGAACGATTCACGGTCAGGACTCCCCTTCTTGCCCGTTCTATTGCTGACGTTATCAACCAAGCCCCCGGCCCTGACATCTCTCCTCTAAAAGTTGAGGCGATGCTGAACAGTTTTGGTGGCGCAACGGCTCGTCGTGCCATGCAGGCTGTCGATGTTATTGGGGCGGAATCTGACCGACTCACACCAGCGTCAAGAAAAACTACAGAAGAAAGAATTGCTGATGTCATGGGATTGGCTCGCTTTAACACGCAAAGCTACGACATCGGAGAGATTGAGTACCAAGCGTACAACATCTTGAAGAGATCGTCCGACTTTACTGCTCAGTACAATCGCATGCGGCGTTCTGGTGTCAGCCGTTTTTTGGTGGACGAGTACGCTAAAGAGTACGAAGACGAGCTTAAGATTGCTCGTTCTCTCTCATCCCTGTACGGACAGATGAGAAACCTTCGCACCCAACGCAACGAGATTCTCAACAACGAAAGACTGTCAGATGAAGCAAGGCGGCGTCAGCTTGACCGCCTTAAAGATCGTGGCCGAGTTCTTGGCACAAGGGCATTCCAAAGAATTGATCGGGTTACATCGTAATGAAATGGTTCCTCGAACGAGAGAAGACCAAAGGCGATGCTGTCTGGGGCAAGATGTACAACGAAGACGGCCTCACGATGTGGACGATCGAGAACGCAGAAAAAATTATTCCCGCTGGAGAATATGTCTGCAAGCGTGATTGGTACTACCGGGGCAACTACGAAACCTTTGAGGTTATCGTGAGAGGGCGTGACCGTATTCTTGTCCATGGCGCGAACTATGCCCACCAACTAGAGGGTTGCATTGCCCCCGGTAAGTCCCGTGGTGTTACGGAGGATGGCAAGCTCGCAGTATGGAGTTCCAAAAAGGCACACCGTGAATACATGGAATCCCTGAAGGGGGAGGATATTCACGCACTCGTCATTAAGGATGCCCCGGAAGAAGGCACATGAAAGCAGCGTGGTCGATTTTTCGAGACGATAATAACTGGAATGAAAAAACTATTATCGGTTTTTTATCCTTTGCAATGATGATTGCGACTGGTATTATTGACATTGGAACCGGCCTCTTCGGATACGAGCTTGAGATTCAAGAGTTTGTATACAACTCTTTTGTTATTGTAACGCTGGGCTCGTTTGGCATTTCTGGTTTCGAGAAAGTTTTTAGAAACAACCCCTCCGATTAACCATGACACAGTGCCCCCGGTGCGCTTCTGATACAGAAGGAAGCCGCTTTTGTTGGATGTGCAATTGGGACATGGAAACTCTCTACATGGAGTGTCCTAGATGCGGGAGCGATGTCGGCAACGACGGGCATTGCATGACATGCGGGGCACTTGTCTTCATTGAAGAAGACGATGATTTCCAGAACGAATCATAACCACTTAGTAGTATTCTTGGGGGACACCCATTGTGGGTCCACCGTAGGCTTGTGCCCCGAAGAAGGGTTGGAGCTAGATGACGGGGGCTGGTATCAGCCAAATAAATCCCAGATCTGGCTCTGGCATAACTGGCTCGACGCATGGAAGCGCGTCAAGAAAATGCGAGGCCGAAAACAAAAACTACACATCGTAGTTAACGGCGATGCTATCGACGGTGACCACCACCGCACGGCACAGATCGCAAGCCGACTTACAGGTATTCATATCGCATGCTTCCTTGAGTCCATGCGTATCCCCCTTGCCCTCAAACCTGACTCTATTCACATCATCCGTGGAACAGCCGCGCATGTAGGAGAGTCGGGCAACACCGAAGAAGGCATAGCTCGCGCCCTGAAGTCTCAGGGGTGGCCTGTTGTGGGAGACCCCGATACAGGGCAAATGTCCTCATACTGGCGCAAGGTGACAATCGGGGATGTGGACTTCGATGTAAAGCACCACGGTCGCATGGGTCGCAGGGCTCACACGAAGGGTCCATACATGCGATGGTACGCGCAGGATATTTGTTTCAACTACATGATGGATGGCTTGACGCCACCAGACATAGCCATCCGAAGCCACTTCCATCAATTCGCTGACAGCGGGAAGATCCACAAAATAAAAACTCGGGCCATAGCTTTGCCAGCGTGGCAGTTGGCTACAGAGTATGTCCATCGGGTCGCAGAGAGCATGGCCGATGTTGGCCTCGTTTGCGTCTCAATCAAAGACGGAAAAGAGTATTCCGTTGAGCCTATTCTTTACGCGCCCGAACGTCCAACACAGATGAGGATTGAATGAAGATTACCAAGGCAGAGATTCTTGAGCAGATCGCTGCTTCCATTGAAGAGCGCCAAAAGAATACGCCGGAAGATGACCCCTACGCTTTTACAAGCAGAGAGCTTGTCGAGGTAATTGGCATTTCCGTAAAAAGGATGAGGGTCCTTCTTCGTTCCATGATTGAATCGGGTGACGTAGAAGCCACTCAAGCCTACAGAACAACTATTTCTGGTGTAACCTCGCCTGTAGCCGCATATAAATTCATAATTAAATAACTAAAAAATTATTTTTATCGAGCTGGTTGTTAATTTTATTAAATATTACTCTAAAAAAAATATTTTTTACAACCAGCTCAGTGAATCATGAGTGAATCATGCTAGACGATTCCACGCCCATTTCAAAATCAACCGGAGTAAAACTGACTCTCGGTGCGGTGATTGGGTTAACCATGTTTGTGGTCTTCGTCGATCGTCGTTTCGGCGCGCTCGAAACACAAGGTTTGAATCACAATACTCAAGTAGAAACACTGTCTCGTAGGCAGAACACATACATTGATCGGCGCAATGACCAACATGATAAAATTTCAGATGATCTTAACGAGTTGAACGAAAGACTTGATCGCTTATGTGAGTCCCTTGCATCCAGAGAGTCGGCGGTGATCTGCAATGAGTAAATATTTTCTTTATGTATTGTTTTTATTTATTGCACTTATCTTCATGCAGTGGGGCCGCTATTGGGATGCCGAAGTCAAGGAAGCGGAACAGGCTGTAGCGTTCGCGCAGGAAGAAGTCTCTCAGGTTGAGGCTCGGTTGCAAGAACAGCGAACCGCGTATGCGCAACTGATCGATAGCTTGAGCCAAAGACAAGACTCCCTGAAAGAAGTGTCCCATGAGGCGAGCATGCGGGCTGCACGCTTGGAAGTAAATTTTGCAGTCAGGACTCAATTGTTGGTTGACAGTCTGGTTACGAGCGGGGATTCAGCGTTCGCGCAAATTGTGCGGGACCTGAAAGTGCAACATGACTCTGTTACTACAGAGCTACGGGGTCAGGTCGCGGCCCTTCAAGAAGAAAGGGCGTTGCTGTGGAGAAGGGTGGAGGCGTCGGACTCTCTGCTTGCTACGCAAGTGGATCTTAACAACGCTCTCAGGGCCTCTGTAACGGCCTTAGAAGCCTCCAGAGACGCTTGGAGGGCGAAGGCATCCCCCTCGCTCTCCAAGCGCCTCGCAGGGCATGCTCCAGCTATTCTTGCCGGTGCCGTGTTGGCGGGTATTGTTCGTTGAGTATGGTGCCGATGTTGGCAACGTAACCCGCAATGTCCACCAAGCTGTCTTCATGCCACGGTGTATTGGCAAGTCGGGATAGCTTTTGGCAGATGTTGAATACGCAGACATCGTGAGCGTCAAAGATTGTGACCATGCGCTCACCGTACTTCCTCTGCATGTAGGCGCTGAACATCTGAGCGGTAGCACCGTGATTCAACATGGGGGTACCGTAGTTCGCCAGCCTGTCCCCACTAACCGCTGATGCCGCGATTTCTAAGATGTCACCTACTGGTGGGCAAGACCCGCAATGCGTGTGGTCGCATCTAGGACACCGCTCCTCCTCATTCATTTTTTCCATCCTCTATCTTGACCAGCAAATAGTCATCGTCAGCAGACCTAGCCGCTACGGCTAATGCTATTGACATTATACTCATCAGCGACCCAAGGATCAGTCCAACAAAAAACGTTATTGTCGCGATCATGATTCCCTCTAGTGCATGGTTTTGTCTGGGTCGCTTGGAATTGCATAAACCAGATTTCCATCAAGCTCGACTCCCTCGGGTAAATCTAGGATACCCAAGGCAACCAAAATCAAACACGTTTGATTTAAAAATTTTTCAGATTCAATTTCAGTTAAGCCTGCGCTATTGGCGACCATGTAGTAGGTAGCCTTCCACCTGTCCCACCCCATATTCATGTGGGTGTCGCTTCCGACTATGAAGTGCAGAAATATGCTACCAATCATTGATGCGTATGAGACTTGGCCCTTCAGTGATTGCTCGAAAGGTTCGGTCATCGGCCATGCCTTATCTTCGGCTTCCATTTAGATACGCCTCCATATCATTACGGGACGGGCATGACATTCAGCCCTTCTGCTTTTAATATAGTTTCCTGTTGCCACCACCAAGCCGGTCTTTTTTGCTTTGGTCATAACGGCACCCATAGCCCGTGGCTCGTTGGGCACACTATCGACCTGCTCCCACAAGTAATCTGTGGTGAACGTTTGTTGATTTGGTATTGAGGAAATTATTTTCAATACTGAATCAATCCAGCCGTCGTATGCAATCTCCAGTTTATCAATTGCGTTGTCGCGCAGTGCTTCTGCGTTGCTGAACAGTGACGTTTGCAGCGGGTCGCTCAACGCTTGCTCAAGCCATGCGGGTCCAGTAATCACATCATCCTCCTTGCTCATATCTTCCTCCAATTTCTTTTAGGGCTGGCCACCCTCTCCGGTAGGAGTATTCAAAAGCCGAAGAGGGCAGCCCGTAGTGGGGGCCACCACTACACCCGTTGTAAGTCGGGGCAACGACTTACAACCACCACCTATTCTTTGAACGTTTCGCTTTGTCAGGGACGTTCGGGCTCTCTGCCTTTTCGTAAACCTCGTTACCCTGACGGTCCAATCTTTCAGTGATTGCTTGGCGCATCCACTCACTGTGGTTTACGCCTTCTGCTTTTGCCGCCTGTGCGACATCCTCCCTCATTTGCCTTGGCAGACGCAGGAGGAATTGAACATCGTTTACCACGGCATGTCGTCCCCGTCGTCAACAGCTTGTGCCTCTGCCGCTCCTGCCTTTTCGCCATAAGAGCGCGTGTCCTGAGAGCTTTGATCGACAATCTCCATACGCATGCTCTTGTATGCCAAGCCCTTCTTTGAAACGTTGTCCCACGAAGCAACCTTCAGCTCAGGCATGACGCCAGTTTTCGCTACCTCGACCATAGCCTTGAGAAACTCGCGGCTCATTTCAATCTTGCCGGTTTCTTTTGGGTGCTTGTCAGTCTTCGCATAGCTGTTCTTGAACATTGCGAAGTCGATACGGGGACCACTGTTGTAGTTGCTCATTGTCTCTCTTTGGTTGGTAATTAGAAAGGAGTAGATAGTTGTGTGGCGGGGCTTTCGAGTGCGTCAAGTTCTGCTTTTACGGCAAGCAACTCATCGACCAC